TGGGGAAACCTTCGATCTCGCCTTCGGAAATGGCGTAGACGGTTTTGGCGAAGGCTGTCGAAAAGAGGTTGTTGCTTTCCTCCGTTGGGGTGCGCGTTGGTGCAATAATTGTCTGCTGGACTACGGTCTGCCCCCCACCACCGCCAGCACCTTCAACGCGAATATTGTCCATCAGATGCTGTTCTGAATTTCGACGCCAAAGCTAAGCACGGCCAAAGAGCCGATCAGTCGTTCGCCGTAAAGCACCGGCACCACGTCACCTTGGGCGGTATTGGCGTTGGATTTATCGAATAGGGCGCTTTTGAGTTGATCGGAACGGTCGGCTTGCGTGGTGGAGCCGTAATTTGCCCCAGGCATATTCGGTGTAGGGGTGAGCAGCTGGGCAACGCCGCCAAATACCAAGCTGAGGCCGATACTGCCGACTGCAGTAGCCACGGTCGCCCCAAAGAATCCGCTTCCGATACCACCGATGATTGCTCCGGCTGGGCCGAGAAATACAGCGGCGGCGATTAGTACAACCCCGGCGATGATCCTACCTACGCCGCCACGCCCCACTGGCTGAGGTGCCAATACCACGCGCTTGCTGCAGGGCCAGTCGAGTTCGTCTTCGGAGAGGCCCATCGGGTCTTCGGTGACGACGCGCCAGGCGATGCCGTTTTCGGCGCTGTTGACCAAGAACAGGCGCAGTTCGGGCAGTTGGACGCACAGAGCGCGGATGGCTTCGGCGGCGCTGCCAACAGCAAGGCGGAATACGCGGCCAAAACGGCGCCCTGCTTCACCCAGCAAACGGACCGTTACCATCACGCAGACCTCCTCAGGACAGCATAGGTCTGCTCCCTGAAGTAGGGGCTGTAAGTGCTAAGACCGGATAGGCGGCCGACCAAGTGCTGGTACAGCTGGTTGGCGGCCGGATCTTCCAGTACGGCGACGTGGTTGCAGCAAACATCGTTGCGGATACGCATCAGCAGGACGTCACCGCGTTGAAGCACTGCGGTAGGCGGCAGTTTGGTGAAACCCTCTGCGGCGAAGTTGTCCTCGAAGTGCGTGAAGCCCCGGTCGTTCCACTCGCCTTCGTATTGGCGGGGGTAGTCGTTCATGGCGTAGGCGTGCTGCTGCCAGTACCAGTCGCGGACGGCGCTGTAGCAGTCATGGACGCCGTAGGCCCAAGGTCGGCCGATTAGGCCGGCATCTTGCGACGGATCCAGCCAAAACATCAGCGCGCTGGAGCAATCCCAGACCGCGTAGGGCAGGTTGAGTGCTTTGGATGCGCGGATATCGGCCTCGGATAGGCGCGGAAACTGGATGTGGGAGTGCCAGCTGCACAGGGCGTCGTCAAGGTATTGCGCTGTCTCGGTGGCTGAGATGGTGAAGGTGTCCGGCAGGGTGGCGGTGTTGCTGCAGGTGATGACTTCGCCGGTACGCAGGACAAATCCGCACGCCTCAATGGGGAAGGCGGCCTCGGCAGCGGCGCGGATGGCGGCGATCTGCTGCTGCGTAAGCGGGTTGCTGTAAGTGGAAAGCATCAACCTGACTTATCAACGAGGCCGGGGAATCCCCCGAACGGTAGGCGGCTACCAGCGCCAAAGCGCAGTTTGCAGCTCTCCAGTCGCTTGCCGCATACGTCGTTACTGAGCGATGCGACGGAGTTGTCGTTGACGTCCCAGTAGTTGGAGCCGCTGTAGTGGCAGCCGATGTTGCTGCGGTAAGTCCACTGGCATTGTTCGCGCAGCATTCGGCGGGCCGGCAGGCTGCGGCCTTCTAGGTCGAAGGCAACGGCGAGCTGGAACGTGACCGCCAGTTTGTTCTCGCCGCTTTTTTGCTCGATGATCCACTCGTCTGGGCCCCAGTAGGCATCAGGGTCTGCGCCGGGTTGGCCGTCGAGGTAGGTGGTGAGTGTACGGATGCGGCTGACGGTTGCACCAACGAGGTCGTCGTAGGTGTTGGCGAGGCCGGTAATGGCGAGGCCGATGTTGGCAAAAGTGATGCTGGGGCGAGCCAGCTGACCGCTGGTGTTGCGCTCGAAGCCCGACGCTTCAAGCGGTAGCGCGGTGTAGGTATCACCTTGGTAGGCGATATCCGAGCCGTTGACTTGGCTCCAGTTGCAGAAGCGGTAAATGGCTTGGTCGGTGCTGCCGGGTGGAAGTAATACCGTGATGTCTAGGGTGTAGAGGTCTACTACCGTTGCTAGACGGGATTTAATCGTTTCGGCATTAGGTGGCTGTTGCGTCATACGTAGATGCGCTCCAGCTCGTAAGCTAGTTCGTAGCGGTTGCAGCTTACATAAGAGAGTTGCCAGCCGTCACGCAGTAAGTAGTTCTTAGGACTTTCGGTGAGCGCGATGGTGATTGGTACGCTGTTAGCGATGGTCACACTGGTAAGCACGCCGCTTACGAGGTTAGCGGTGTAGTTTGCAGGACGTGTGTAACCTGTTAGTACCAAGCTGCTTATGTTTGTGTAACCCAAAATCAGGGTTCCCGCGCTAAACTGCGCCACAAACGATTTACTGGTATCAGGTGGGCTCCAGCTTATAGGGGTATCGGCGCTGCGCTTTAGCAAGGCTTCGATGGTGAAAGCATCCGTGCTTTCTAGGATGTCGGTGCGGCAGCTCCAGACTTCCTTTTCGGCATTAAGGCCATCTGCCATGATCTGGCTGTAGCCATCGCCGAAGGCAGCACGTTGAAAACGCTTGTTCCGCTTGACGGTGCTAGCAGTGGTAAGAGGAATATCGTTGAATGTGAGGTAGCTCATCGCAGGACGCCTCCACCACGGCGCTGGTCAACGAGGGTTGCCAACACAATACCGCGAACCTGGCCGGCGATTTGCTTTTGAGCCGCTGGACTCAGCTGCTCGCCGCTGTTTTCAACATTGATGGTGATGTTGTCCACCTGCACACTGTTGCCACCGCCGCCGCCCTTCATCGCCACGGGGATGCGCCGGCCATCAGGCAGGGGCACGTAGGCCTCGGGCATCGAGCCCTCGCCGAACATGGCCAGTTGAGGGCTGTTGGCGATGCCGCCGCGGGCGTACTTCTTGAGCGGCAGGGGGCCGTCGCTGGTCATGATGCCGCCAGTGGCAAACTTAAAGCCAGGGAACAGGCCGCCGATCGCCTTCACGATCGGTCCGATGATCGCTGCGCGCAGCGCGATCCGCGCTAGGTCTGAAAGGATACTGGCAGCCAGCTCTTTAAAGTTTGCCTTGCCCGTGGTCACAAATGCCGTCAGCTGATCCTCAAGGCCCTTAAGGCCACTTACCACGGCATCACCAATGGCGCCACCAAGATCCTTCACGCTGTTGTAATAATCCTGCAAGCGGTCGCGAATACCGGCGCCGATTGATTCGCTGTCAGTTTTTTGCTTCTTAGTTGCATCGTCTAATGCCTTGGCACGCTCGCGGAGGAGCCGCACATGCTCAGCCAGTGCCGGGTTGGTTTGGGCCAGGATGTCCAGCTGAAGCAGGTTCACCTCTGCGTTCAGCTTCTCCAGCTCCGTCAGCTCAGTTTTGCCGCGCGTTACTTCGGCAATCTTGGCGTCGTAGTCGGCCAGACTGGGCAGCAAATCTTTGAGCCCCTGCTGGTAGTTCCTATCGGCAAGCGCCAGATTACCTGCATACAGCTTGTCAATCAGGTCCTTGTAGGGCTCCGCGTCAATCGAACCACCTGCTTCGTTGATCTCGCGCACCAGTTCCACCACGCTCAAGGTGAGCTGCTTGACTTGGCGCTCGTTCTCGGTGATGGCCCCATTGCGATCGAGAAGCAGCTGATCAACCGGCGAAGCGCCCACGCTTTTATAAGCTGCGGCCACGTCGGCAACGCTGTTCTGCAGCTGCTCTTGCAGGCTGATGGCCCGCTGCGTCAGGCTGGCACGGCGATCTTCCAGTCGCTCCTGTTCAGCTGCAGCACGCTTGGCCTCAGCGGCTCGCCTCTTGGCTTCTGCATCTGCTTTCCTGTCGGCGTCAGTCGTGTCGAGTCCCATCGAGCGCCCACTTGTCCGCCGGCCGGTGCCGGGGGAGGGGGCAGAGCCAAATGCCAGTTTGTTGAGGTCGGCCAGGATTTTTTTCTGCTCCTCAATGCCGCTGCTTACTCGGCTGGTAATGGTCTGCCAAGCGGCGCCAAAATCACCCGACAAGGCCTGGCCAGCAGCCTGCACCGCGGCCACCACGTTCTTGATCAGCACGTCTACCGCCTTGACCACAATGTAGATCGCAACTGCAATGCCGCGGATAACGCCCTCGATCACCTTAAACAGCGCCGTCCAATCCTGATCCGTGTCGAACAGATCGCCAAACACCTCAAGGATTGATTGCAGCGCCGGCAGCAACGCATCGGTCAGTTCAAGCCCAAAGCCCTGCGCCTTGATGCCTAATTCGGTGATCGTGTCATTGAACAAATCAGAGCGCGCCGCGAAATCATCGCCCACCTTGTAGGTGAACTTTTCCATGCTGGTTGCGCCTTCATTCAGCAGCGGGATCAGCTCGGCGCCAGACTTGCCGAACAGTGCAACGGCTGCGGCCGCCTTCTGCGCGCCGTCAGGCATGTCAGCAAAGCGATCAGCGATCTGCTTTAGCGCCCTGTCGGCTGGTACAACTTGACCGTTGGAGTCTTTGACCTTCACGCCAAGCGCTTGGAATTTCCGCGCTAGATCATCGTTGCCCTCGGCCGCTTTGACCAGATTCACACTCAGCTTGGTGAGACCCTTGGCAAGGGTGCCCTGATCCACGTCTGCCAGCTTGGCGGCATTGCCCAAGCCAATGAGCGCCTTGGCAGCGATACCAGTTTTTGCCTGCAGATTAAACAGCTCATCGCCTGCATCGATCGATTTTTTCACGATGGCAGTAAGGCCGCCCACGATGGCGCTGCCGGCAATCGCAGCACCGAAGCCCATCACAGCGCCCTTCAGGCTGCTGAAGTTCATGGCAGCGTTCTTGGCCTGCCCCTGCAGACCCTGCATGGAGTTGCCAAGGCGCCGGATGTTGTTCTCGCCCTGAACGTCCGCCTTGATGCGGAGCATGGCGTCCATGTTCATGGCCATGTCAACTGCTCCGGTTGTTGATGGTCAGCATCGCGGCCGCTTCCATGATCTGCAGATCCTCCAGCAGTTCGCGCGGGTCTTTCACTGCGTACATCTTAAAGAGCCACGCCACTGCCCCATAATCGAGGCCCAGCACGCCGTTCATGGTGGTGCGCCACTGCGTCTGGCATCGCAGAAACATTTGAACGACCGTCCAGTTCTCCTCCCATACCTCGAAGTGCTCCGGCTCCGGCTCAGGCATCACAATCCCCAGAGCAGCAGCGTCAGCATCGGTTTCGTCCACCACTCCGCCGCTGGCCCAATGCTCAGCGGCCTCGGTCAGTTTTTTCTCTTGGCTCCCTTGATGCTGTCCATGTAGGACTTGAGCACCGCCACCGCGAGGAACGGCACCTCGAGCAGTTGGTCGAGCGCCTTCTGGCTAAAAGGAATCTCTTTGCTGTCGTCACCAGTCACGCCAGACCAGCCAACCAGCAGCTCGCCCGCGATCTCGGTGATCCGATCTAGGTCGCCAAGATCCTCGAGCTTCTGCAGCTCAGCCACCATCGGTGCGATCTTGCTCTGCGAAAGGCGCTTGAACTCACCGTCAAAGGTTTGCCGTTCGTGCCGACCACCATCGACGGGAACGTCGAATGTGATTGGCCAGATGTAGGTGTCGGATTGCTTGAGAACAAACGCCATGGAGGATGCTCCTATCAGGTGAAAGCGAGGCTCACTTCATCATTGCCGGCCGTGGTCGGAACGGCAACATACGGGATGCTAAGCATCTGTACGCCATCCTGATCCCCATAGGTTGGGTTGGAAATATCGCACTGGCCGGCGGTGAGCGTGACGCGGTTGCCGGCGGTGGTGCCGTGCAGGAAGGTCAGGTTGCCGGTGGTTTCGGTCTGGGCGATACCGAAGTAGTCCTTGGTGGCCAGGGTGGGGGCCTCGATCATGACCGTACCGGCCGGTTTACGATCAGTGATCATGACCTCTTTCGTGCAGCCAACCAGCTCGCGGTAGACAGTGCTGTTGGCAATCTCAAAAGTGACCGACTGGAGGCAGCCGGCGTAGCTGAAGAACTGGAAGGCGGACGTGTTGCCCTGCTTAAAGATCAAGGGACTGGCCTGCGCGCTGTAGGTGGTGGAAGGCAACGCCGTATCGGTCGGCGCGTTGTAAATGCCCACCATCGTGAAGTCAATGGTCGGGATCTGCCCCACCTCGGCGTTTAGCGTGAATGTCCCGCGGCAGCCGGTCAGGATGTGGCGAATGCCGTCGTTGTTGAAGTAGATCGTCGCAGAGCTGAACGCGCTGCTTACCGGCGCATAGGTGACGCTGGTGCTGGCCACGATCGTCTCCGACATGGCACAAGCCTGCAGGATGGCGCCGTAACGGGGGGCAGTGCCAGCAGTGCCGGAGCCCGCCATCTCCACCTGGAATGTAATGCTCACCCGGCTATTGGCCAGCAGTTGCGGGCTATTGCCAAGGTAAGGACGGATTAAATCACGGCTGACCACATCAGCCTCGATCGGAGTGATCTCAAGGTTCCGCACCAGCAGGGCGTCGGTACCTGCCGGGGTGCTGTCCGTCCCGTAGGTGGCTTCCTTTTTAACCTGGATCAGTCTTTTGCGTGTCAGAGCCATCGCTCAGTTCCTCGGGTTGGGGTTCAGAGGGATTGGCCGGCTCCGTCCGCTCGATGAGCTTCCGCTTGCCGGTTTTGGGGTCCAAGAGGTAAGAGCCTCCCTGACCCCAGTATTCGTCCACCATCGTAGCCATGATCAGCTCGCGAGATTTGTGACAGAGGTCCGATACAGCACACGATAGTCGCACTGGATCTCACCGGCTGCGCCATCAGCCTCGGTAAAGACGAAGGTGACATTCGTGGGTTGAACGTCGATCGCGTAGCCGCCCAGCGTCAGGTCGGCCATCAGCTTGCTGTGCAGGCTCTCGATGATCGGGTCGGCCTGCTGGTCCGGGATGGCCCCGCGCACGATCACACTGACCCGCACCGTCATCGACCAGTCGAGCGTTGGCAGGCTGGTGTTCTGCTGCGCCGTGTCGCTGATCGGCTCCACCACGATCGCCGGGCTCTCCTCACGCGCGATTGGTTCCACCCGCGTGCGGTAGATCCGCGTGCCGACGCCGGTGGTGTCGGTAAGCGCCGTGCGGACGGCAGCCAGGATGGTCTCACGGCGGGTTGTCATTGTCTTGCTGCCATGACCAAATCATTCAACAGCTTCGCCAGTGACTCCGCATCACCCGTCGCAGCAGCGGCGAGGATGCCGTTGGCTGTTGCGGTCAGGTCCAGTGGCTCAGACTCAGGCGGTGCCGGTGGCTTAGCGACGACCACGAGCGCACCATCCACCCAATCGAGTTGCTGCGTGGCAGGGTCGTAAGGCGGTTCAACATAGGGGCCGGTGAAACCAGCAATGAGGATCTCATCCTCGGTGAAGGTGCTCGGATCGGTGCGGGTGAAACCGTTGGGCAAGGTGATGCGGAAGGGGAGCGGGGCAGGGCGATTGCCGTGGAAGGAGTAGAGCATCACGCAAACCTCAGAGAGAATTGGTATAGGCCCTGCGCACTGTCGGTGAGCGCAAACATACGAGTGTTATCAGGCGATACGCGGACGCCCCACACCAGACCAACTGGTCCGGTCAAACCATAAAATGCAATCAATTCCGTGGTATTAAGAGATGCCGTTGTCAGATCGTTAGGTGATGTCATTGAAATCTGCCTAACTTGTCTTCCTCCATTTAAGGCAGTGTCGCTAGTGGATGCGTACATGGTTCGACCGTCCGCAGTAACGTGAACTCCAAGGGCTCCCGTCAATGCAAAGCTCTGGGACAATGTGGCAGTTCCCACCTCGTAGGCAGTAGAAAGTGTGTATTTACGAATGTTGTTAGAGGCAGTGCCGGCAAGAAATAGCAGGGTTCCATCGCTGTTGATGTGAATACCGCGAGGAGCACTTTCTGTAGCAAATACATAAATAAATCCCTTGGCAGTGCTGATGTCCCATGCAGTGCCGAGTTGGATTTCGTAAACAGTGTCATTTGTCTGACCTAAAACATATAACTCAGTACCGTCGTCCTTGAAAGTTATACCTGTGGGATTGGCTTCAAATCCAATAGATAGTGAGCGTACAAAAGAAATTGTGGATACGTTAAAGGCTGATGACAACGAAAACTCTCTAATAGTGTCGTTGCCTTGTCCAGTGATATACATTTTAAAGCCATCTTCCTTGAACCAGAGTCCGGTAGGAGTTGCTTCACCGACTGTCGCAGACACGCGCACAAAAGATGCTGTGCTGACATCCCAGGAGGTACCTAGATTGTATTCATTAACGTCGTCGCCACTTGTACCGATGACAAACATCCTGCTGCCGCCTGACGTGAAGAACAATGCGCGAGGCGACGTTTCCTGCGTGGCGACAGAAAAGCTAAGACTGGCGTAACTTGCAGTGCTAATGTCCCAAGCAGTGCTTAAAGTATATTGATAAACGGTATCGGTCGTTTGCCCAACCATGTAAAAAGCCAGGCCATCACTCTTAAAGAAAATGCCTTGCGGTGTAGTATCTTGCGTCGTGACACTGAAACTTTTGCTGGCGTAAGTAGCCGTGGTGACGTCCCAAGCAGTGCTTAGTGTGTACTGATACACCGTGTCATTGTTGGTACCCATGACATACATCTTGGTGCCGCTGTCGCCAAAGAATGGCGTGCTCGGCACTGTGTCTTGCCCGCCGACGTAGACTTTCTTCACGTCAACTGTGGCAGTGGCAAGATCGTAAGGCGTGGATAATGTGCAAGACCACACGGTATCTACATTATACCCGGTGAAATAAAGGCGGGTGCCATCATCACTGATAGCGATGCCATTGCAGTTAAGTTCATAATCGCCAACGACTAGGCTTTTACTGGAGTAGGTGATCGTTGCAAGATTCCAAGGTGTTGTGCATTCGTACTGAAAGATGGTTGCAGTAGTTCGCGTACCACGCACCGCAACATAGACATAGCGTCCGTCACGGCTAACATCAAAGCCCTCTTCAGCGCCAGAGCTGGTCAAAGCGTTGAAAACGCCGTCATAACCAAAGCGCGAGACGTACTTTTTGGCATCTTGCAACGCCACCACGTCCTCGGGCTGATACACCCCGCTGGTGCGCTTGCTATCCGTTCCGCCAATCAGTCCAAGTCTCATTAGCTGATCTCCTCGTAGCCGATCACCAGTTCCAAGTCGCTTGCCGCACTGGCCAAGGCACGGATGCTGTCGCCTTCCTCTAGGTAGAAGTACGTCTCTTTAGTGCTGAGCACTTGCGTAGCGTCAGCAGGCACTGCAATCGTCCTGGCAATGTAGCGATCAGTTGTCCCATCAAAGATGCTCACGCTGATGTCAGCAGCATTCACGCCATCCACATTGGCGCAGAAGATGCTGTTGATCTTCAGCACCTTACCGCTGGCGGCGCTGTTGCTCAGGGCCGCGGCCAAGCTCGTCGTGACGGCATAACGGGCTGTGCGTCCCAGGATTGTCGTTGGGTTTTTAAGGTTTGGAGCAGCCATCAGAAAATCATCCCAGCGATAACAGGATCAACACTGACAGACCCGCCGCCACTAGCTGAAATTGTAGTGCCGGAAATAGTCAAGTTACTTCCTACTGTAAGATATGTCAACTTACTTGCACTGTCATCCCAAAAAACAATCTTGTCATCAGCAGCATCGTCTGCGGTAATTTCCCCTGCTATAGCAGAAAGAACATCTGCGGCATTGGCTCCAATGGTAACAGTATCCCCTGCGGGACCTGTGGCGCCAGTAGCGCCTTGTACGCCCGTAGCACCACTAACACCCACAACTCCCGTGGCACCAGTAACTCCAGTAGCGCCAGTGATACCAATAACGCCAGTGGCGCCCTGAACCCCCGTCGCGCCCTGAACGCCTGAAGCACCAGTGGCTCCAATTGGGCCAGTGTCTCCCGCTACACCTGTTGCACCAGTCGGCCCAATAGGTCCAGTAGCACCTTGAATACCCGTGGATCCAATGGCCCCCGTGGCGCCACTCACGCCAACCACGCCAGTAGCACCAGTAGCACCTGTGATGCCAATGCCCGTCGCACCAGTGGCGCCTGTCGCTCCTGACACACCAATTGCACCAGTGGCGCCTGTTGCTCCTGACACACCAATTGCACCAGTTGCCCCTGTGATTCCCACCGGGCCAGTAGCACCAGACACGCCCACTACTCCCGTGGCACCCGTGGCCCCTTGAACGCCAGTAGCGCCCAGGGCGCCAGTCGCTCCAGTGGGGCCTGACACACCAGTGGGGCCAATCACCCCTGTGGCACCAATTGGCCCAGTAGCGCCACTAACGCCAATTACGCCGGTAGCACCAGTGGCTCCAGTGATACCCACCGGGCCCGTGGCCCCTTGAGCGCCAGTGGCGCCCGTAGCGCCTGTAACGCCCACCACGCCAGTTGCTCCCGTTGGGCCTTGCACTCCAGTGGCACCCACTGGACCACTGGCGCCAGTAATGCCCGTGGCCCCTTGAACGCCAGTGACACCCTGCACGCCAGTTGCGCCTGTAACACCAATTGCGCCCTGTGGCCCGTCTCCACTCAGAACAATAGAGGGAGAGCTGGTGGCAAGAACCACCACTTCATTGCCGCTCTCTTCTGTAATGACAAGTTGCGTGTTGTCTTGCGTGATAGTAATATTGCCAGCCATCACAATCCTCGTCCAGTCAGCCCCAGGTCAATATAAGCAGTGCCTTGCAATAAGTAGTATTTATCACCACCCGGCTCCGTAATCATTAAATCGTATTGCCCTTGTTCTGTGATGCCGGATGTGACAGCACTGGAAAGCCGCAAATTAAACATGCCACTGGATTGAACGGTCCATGGAGTGGCAAAATTGGCAAGTTTTGCAGTGCCAGTGCGATTCCATAGCTCAGCCTCCAAGGCGTAACCATTCATGTTGACTGGCGTGCCAGCACTATCCTTGTATTGAAGGGCCATTTGAAAGGTGGCGCCTTGATGAATAGTTATGTCGTAACGTGCTGGATC